GTCTGCCTCTACAGAACGTAGAGGGACCGGAAAACCGGTTTGGTACGACTAAGTCGTCCAGGGTCTGGATCCTTTGTTAATTTAAAGGAGATAGATCGCCATGCGTGACGTAAAGTCAACGGAGGGCTCTTGGTCTTGGATCAAGAGATACAACCCTCCTGTCTGTGGGAATGACATCGTAAGTGAAACCTCTGGGAGTCAAGTACGGAGCGAAAGTGCTCGTGCCTCGATCTCTCAAGGGAATCATATCGATCCCACAAGTTACTCTGCTTACAGACGAAGGCTTAATCCTTTGGAATTCGCCTTTCAAGACAACGTTGAGTCTCGCCGGTGGTGTGATGATGTATGGAAATACTATCATCTCCGAACTGAGGGAACACGTTCGTCGCAAGTTGAGTGGATAAATCTAATCCCGTCGGGATCAGTTCATCTTCCTTCTATTCAACTTGGCCTTATGGGCCGAGCAAGGAATAGCTGCCTTTCTAACATACGTAATCAAGATGTTGACCTCGGTCAAACATTAGGAGAAGCGTATGCTGAGTTAGGACAGTTATCCTCCTTAGCTGTGAAGCTTGGGGGAATATTGGTCGCTTTAAAACGCGGCCATGTGAAGGTAGCCCTTAAAAGAGCAGGGCTCAAGATGGGTAACTTTGACTCAGCTGCCTCAGAAGGCTTTCTTGCAATGAAGTTCGGCGTTATGCCAATCATTCAAGATATGCTTAACCTTGATGAAGCAATTCACAAGGCTCTGAACCAACCTTCCGCAGTAGTAAGCGCGGTAGGTACAGCTGTTGACTACGGTGACCGCCGGATTATTGGCGGTTACGAGGTAGACGGAGAGATGTTGACAGGCGCCCAGGTGGGCGTTCTGTATAAGATCGATTCTCCAACTCTTGCCGGCTTAAATGGACTGGGTTTAGTTAACCCGTTCTCGCTCGGTTGGGAGTTACTACCTTTATCGTTCGTCATCGATTGGTTCTTATCAATCGGTGATTTTCTAGCGGGGATGTCAACCCCTCTCGGTTTGTCCTTTCGTTCCGGTTATGAAACCGAGTTCGTGAAGACAGATGTGACTATGGTCGACACCTATTATCGGGATTACCAAAATGGTACCCGTTACTCAGGCACTTGGCCATCGTGGAAATTGAACGAGTTTGGAATGAGTAGAACGATTATCTACGAATTCCCTCGCCCGTCGGTAGTTCTTAACACCGGCGGATTTTCCGTATCGCAGACATTCACCTTAGGTGCAATAGCTGCCCAACTAAGGAAGCATTAACATGCCAGCCTTGTCTACTATCACGATCAACGATCGTGAAACTACTCCCGTCCCGCACGCGTATGCGCCCCAGCTTGAAAAAGATGGAGTGTTTACGTTTCTCGTGCGCGATGGCGTCCCTCTCGGTGACGAAAAGCTCACCGTGTCGAACGTGACTACCCAGAACGGAACTGTGAAGGTCCGTCTGCGGTTGGTCGATCCAATCTTGTTCACACAAACTGTGCAAGGGATTGAACGGCAGACTCTCGAACGTACGGCTTATGCCAGCGTCGAGTTTTCATTCGATCAGCGGTCTACACTGCAAGAGCGCAAGAACCTTGTCGGAAAGATGGCGAATCTTCTTGATTCGTCTCAGACTGACGTTATGGCGATTTGCCAGGATCTTGAGGCTTTCTACTGATGCCCCGAAAGATTTCCTCTTTCGAAGGTATCATGCGATTGCTTCGTATGATTCGTAATGTGGTTCCTTTCTACGGAAAGTCCGCGTTATTTTGGGTTTGGGTTGCTTCTGCCCTGCTAGTTATTTTGACTGGCAGTCATTACTTAGAATCTTCCACGCTTGTGGAGATTTTGAGTCGGTTTGAAGGACCCGTCCAAGCTCAGCCAACAGTTCAGGTTATCGAAGGGACTGCGGAATCTTCCGTCTTCCTTTCGATGCCTGCTCGGATTGTAGAAACAATCCTTGCACCTGTTCGGCCATAAGCACTTATGTGCTTAATTGCAACCTATCTTAAAGAAGGTGTATAGACATGTCTTACCTGAATAACAGGAAGATCTCTAAGGAGAAATCGCATAAGAAACGCGACTATCCAAAAGGGAATCGGAATGAGCGCAAATCGGCAAGCCGATGTGCTAATTTCATGCCAGATCATATCTGTAAATCCTTCCAGTCTGAGCTTGTTGACCTAGTGTCAACAGTATCAGAGGACGAAGGGTTTAAAGGAAGGTATTTGAAATCACAGTTCTTAAGTAAGTACTGTGACTCGAGTACCACACCTGCAGATGTACGTGCTTCAGCCGCAAAAGTTAAGTGGTTGTCGACAGAAGAGCGCAATTCTCGTACTAATATGCGTATCCAACTCGGAGGCGCAGATTTTGGTTATGACGTTTCTAGTGATGATATCCTTTCATTTGCTAGAGGCCAAATAGCCCGGGTTCTCGGACGACTGAACATACCGGAATTACTTGCCGGAAGTTCACACTCCAATGGAGCGAGTACGAGAATTCGTCGCAGCGTTATTGCTGCGGCGGAAAAGTGCACTGGCACAGCTCACGTTTCTTCTACAGCTTTACCTCACTGGGAACAATTGACGGTTAACTCCCGTCTAGAGTCTCAGAAGGTTCAGTTGCAGGAGGAAAGTGTGTTGTTCACTGTCCCAAAAAGTACGGATATTGATCGCGTGGCTTGTAAAGAGCCCGAGATTAATATGTTTCTGCAACGTGCAGTTGGACACCATATTGGTGCACAACTCAAGCGTTTTGGTATCGATCTTCGAGACCAAACGATAAATCAGCGTCTCGCTCGTGATGCTTTGCATCTCGGGTTAGCGACGATTGATTTATCTGCAGCTAGTGATTCCATCACTCGGCAGCTCGTGATTGAGCTGTTACCCTTTGAGTGGTGGTCATTACTAGACGACCTTCGTGTTAAGCAAGTTATCTTGCCTAACGGTGATATCCATAACCTTGAGATGTTTTCATCTATGGGGAATGGTTTCACTTTTGAGCTTGAAAGTCTGATCTTCTGGAGTTTAACCCAGGCGGTCACTTACAAGACAGGTACGAAAGGCCGTATTTCCGTTTTCGGTGATGATATCATATGCCCAGCGAAGATAGCTCCTTTCCTAATCCAAATCTTTGGATTTTTTGGCTTCAAGGTTAACACCAAGAAGTCACACTGGACGGGTTATTTTCGTGAAAGCTGTGGTAAACATTACTACAACGGTTTGGACGTCTCCCCGTTTTTCTTACGGGTACCGGTCACATCAAAGACCGAAATCATACGCCTACTCAATCGTCTCTTAGAATGGGACGGTAGAGGTCTGGATTTCTTAGTAAATTCAGATGTCATTTCCTTTCATAGGAAGTGGTCAGAGGTTATCCCTCGTTCGTTATGGGGTGGATCGGATGTTGACAACACCGATTCCCTTGTAACTGGCGACGGACCCAGGTCTCGTCTGGTGCGTAAAAGCGCCAAAATAGACAGACCTGAGGAAGGTGCTCTAACACATTGGTTCTGTAAGAAAGAAAGTTCTGGCGAAAGCCGGCTTTCTTACGATTCAGGAGAAATGTCGTATCCTTCCATGGTTAGTGTGATGTACGAAGAGGCAACTCGGTTACTTCGAAGATCAGGTGTTAAAACCCAAGATCGTCGTAACCAGCCCTTTTCGGTGGACAGTAAAACTCAAATTCGCTATCG